GCCCGGCCCCGCCAGGCCAGGCCGTGCCCGGCCGAGCCGTGCCTCGCCACGCCGTGCCGATCGAGCCTTGCCTCGCGAAGCCTTGCCGTGCCGTGCCATGCCGGGCCAAGCCGCGCCTTGCCGGGCCTTGCCGAGCCCCGCCTGTCCAAGCGGCACCAAGGGTTATAGGAAATCTTCCGCTGGCTCAATTCGCAACGGCCTAAATTGCCCATAACAGTACGGCTTCCTTAGCTTCGGACGGCCATCGCAAAGACCGACAAAAAGCCCCGCGCGTTCTGTCCAGCTCCTGACCTGCTCGTAGCTGAGCCGACATACCGGCGGCGTCCAAAGAAGAAAACGCAAACGCCACGGATAAAACCACGGCCGGTAACGCATCGTCGGCGCACCGGTCGGCCCGGCTTGCCGTACCATCGACCGGTATATCTGGCACGAATACTCTTCCGATCCGGCGAAGTATTCGAAGTCCTCAATCGTCGGGATACTCACCCAATCTCCCGCATTCTGAATTTCGATCGGTACGCCTTCGAGCCGCATCGGACCCGATACGTCAATGGCCAAATACTTCGCCAATGCACCGAGAACGATTTTGGCATTTTGGCCTTCGACTTTTTCCCTTGAGACCGTATCCCGGTACATCGCGCGGATATTCTGCGCCGGGACGTACACGCCCAGCGCGGAGCACCAGTAAAGACGCCAGCGCCATTCGTCCGGATCCCCGGCAAGCGCATCGGCTTTCTTGTCTTGAGGCTTCTCACCCGGAAGACGGAACGCATTCATAAGAAGCGGCGTTCCGCCTTCTTCGTCAGCGCCGATCTCGATTAGCCAAGAAGAGCACCGGAAATCCTTCGGAATGTCGCCGTTACCACCTTGCGCGGCTTTACGTCGCCTTGCCATTGAAAGACCTCCTTTCAACTAAGAACTAAGATCAGGAAAAGACGGGGGCCGCAGCCAAGCTACGGCCCCCTGGCCCAAAAAAGGGAACAAAGATTGGCCGAGAGACACGGCCCCGGGGGACCTTCCCCCGGTACCAAGCCGTGCAGACAGGAGACGCGAAGAGCGGCCTTATGTCCAGTTTGGCCCAGGACATTTACCATCGGCGTCTCCCCTCCCTCAAAAGCTATGCTGTGATATGCCAAGGAAAATTAAGCCCACTCTGGCGGGCATATATGCGACGACAAATTCGTCACGCCTTGTTTCGGCCCAGTACCAGACCATTAGCGTACGGTTCTCGTCTACCCAGATTGCCCATAAGCTCCAGCGCAGAACTTCGTCTAGGTTTATATCCGTAATAACTGGCGGGCCAAAGCAGCGAAGCTTTTCTCCATCCACTGTTGTGCAATACTGAAGCGGATTGCCATAACGCTTACACAGACTTTTGAGCTGCTTCTTTGCGAAGCTGCGCACTTCCCTTCGCGAGGGCTTCTTACCGCCTGACCCGGACATAAGGTGGAATTCAAGTTTGCTAACCTGCAGCGTGTCCCTGTCCTCATACAGAAACACGGTCCATGGTCCAATACCGAAAAGTGTCGGCAGCTCGGCCCTGTAGACGGCTGCCTTGCCGTCGTCGCTATCCCACTTGAACTCAGCCCCCATACGCCGCTCCACGTCCCATCGACTGCATCCAACCAGCGGACCATAGGGGCTTACAATTGCGACATGTTGTCCAGCGCATCCTGCCGAGAGTAGAAGAAGCAAGCCTGACGCGCGCATGTTTACCTCCTTCCTTTGTTCTGTTCTATGTTTTGGCGGTTCTTTCTTCCGTATCTTTTTCTTCGACCAACAGTATCCCGTCAAGATCCTCCCATAACCGTTGTGCTGTGGCTTGCAGCTTCTGAAGTCTTCCGGCTATATCTTCCAGCTCAAGGAAGATCTTAGCAGCGCGCTTTTCCAGGTTTCTTAGCACGCGCTTTTCTACGGCTTTCTTTGCCATGGCCCATATTTTGGATTCGGATCTGCTCCAAGATCCAGCCGATGCGGCATGGCCCCGGCGGCAGGATCACAAGCTGCGTGACTTCCCTTGTTGCATGTCGGCCACTTGCACCGCGGTACGCCTTCATGTCCATGTAGCCCAAAACGGCGATAGGTGTCCAATCCGTAAGCTCCGGCAAAACTTCCGGGGGTAGCTCGCCGACAATCAGATGAAGAACGGGCGAAGGGGACATGCGGCAGTAATAGTTTGCGGCGCATCTTTGGAGCTTTTCCGTCGAACCGCTCGCGTAGAAGTACTGTGGTCTTTGTGATGGTACTTTGACTGCGCAGCTACACGGCACGCCCCGATCGTTGACAAGAACTTTACAGCTCATGTTCCGCATGTCCCTTCGCCAACTCCTCCACCGGACTTTTCTTCGTCTCCGTCCACTTCTTTTGCACCGGGCGGTAGCTTGCCATCCATGTAAAGTTTCTCAAGCCGGTACGGATCTTCAAGCTCGCGGCCTTTGTACAAGACATGAAGCACAAAGAGCAGAAATTCGTTCCATCGGCGTTCAAACTTTAGCCGTTCGGCCATAGCTTGTAAGCTCTCGCTCTCCGAGAACAAAACAGCCTCGGCCAATTCGGCAATGCGCCTAAGCTCACGGAGGGAATTTTTGCCTTCAAGGAAAATGTCAGCATGGACGCAATCGAGCGCTGCATCAAGACTTATTAGCCTTCGGCGTATGTCGCGCAAGAGCTCGCCAATGCTTTCGTGGTTCATTCCGCGCTAGCTTCCATCGCTTTTTGGATCTCGTCTTCCAGCCAAGACAGGCGAACGGAAAGATCGCTCACCGCGCGAGTTAGGGCTTCGGCCGAATTCGCAACTTCTTTTATCTCGTCGGTCAAACGCAGCATGTCACCATAAAGATCGTTTGCTTTGTCGTCGAGGGCGGCTAATTCCTGTCTAAAAGCTTTCAGTTCTTCCGCAACGGAGTCGTTCATCTTTTCCCCTCCTTCGATCCGGTTGTCCCGCCAGAAAGGTGTAATTCTTTTGCGTCTTTGCCTTCCTGGTACGCATCCCATAAATCCTGGAAACAAGCCCAAGAAAGATTGTCCGCAATGACCGTAAAGAGCAAGTCCACCCAACCCTCAAGCCATTTTATGTGCGCTTTGAGATCTTCTACCTCTTCCTGGATAAGACCGAGCTGATCTTCACACTCGCAAAGATCTTCCCAAAGCCGCTCGGAATCGTCTACGACCATATCGGCCTCCGTTTAATATTGCGCATCCCGGATAGCACCGATCAAACCACAAGCAAAGAAAACCAGCATTGCAATCCAAAGCGGATAGTCAAAATTAGACTCCCAATCACCGCCCATGGCTACACCTCCTTTCCTTCGAGCTTTTCTTTAAGAATGTCCGCAAATCGGTCTGCAAAGCCGGTGATTACAATCAGAACACCACAAAGCAGCGTCACGGCATCGGTCTTGTATGCTGCCGCTAGCCGGTAGACCAGTTCCTTGTACTGGTCATCCGTTATCTCATCCCGCATCCGCATACGCGCAAAGTGCGTACAATACGCAACCGCAGTCCGCACACCCTCATCTTTAAGCAGCGCCATGTCTTACCTCCTTTCTTCACTTGTCCTTTTCGATTTTCCAGTCTAAAAACTTTTCCAGCTCGGTCGCAAATAGCCGCCACGTGTCAAATGCACCGGCCATTTCTTCGGCCAGCCGTTTCCGGATTTCGGACAGCTGCTGCCTCCGCGGATACTCAGCTGGGACATCAGAAGAAACTAAAAGCGCACGCCGTACTTTCCGCGATACGGGGCGGACTTCGGCCAAAGCTTCCCGTATAAGGCGCAGCGGTTCTATGACGTCCATCTCAGTTCCGCGAAGGAAAAATGACTTTCAGGTCAAAGAAATCTATCAGAGCCTCGGCAAGGGCTGGCCGAATCTCCGGTCCATATGCTTCGATAATCGCCTGGGCGTTTTCTATAAATTCCAGCCGCGTAATCTGGCCATGCAAGCGCGCGTTGAGAAGCGCCTGGAATTTACGCTTCGCCCTTTCGGCTTCAGAACGGGATGCCATCTTCTTCTTCCTTCCGTTTCTGTTTTTCTTCTTCGGCTTGGCGTAAAAGCTTTTGCGCTTCTTCCGGTGGTTTCCAATACGCGCACGGACGGTCTTGCCAATCGTCGTTAATCCGCGGCCAGTTCGGTCCCATCGTCAACCGGACACGTAACCGTGCCAGCTCTCCGGCATACTTCGGAACTTCGCCAAGACGGCAAAAATTACCGTCCCGGAAACCGCACGTCTTGCAGTTCTCACCAGTACGTAGCGGAAAACGCCGGTCAGGAATCTGCATGGCTTTGCCTCCTTTCTTCTTTTTTTAGCCATTCCGAAAGATCCACCAAGTAGAAAAACTTCGGTATTCCGCGTTCCGTTGCAAAGTCATATTCTTTCCGGCAACCTTCCGAGCGATCCCAGCCTGGAAGGAAATAAACCGCATCGCAGCGGGCTAAGAGCGACTTAAGGCCTTCAAGAAACGCACCCTCGGGCACAATGCCCGCAAGCGTGAAAGTCAAAAGATGCGGCACGACCGGCACAGCGCCAAGGTTCCAGAGCGTTAGTGCTGCACTTCGTGCGACGAGAAGGTTTTCAAATCGCCGGTACTCGTACTCATCGCGATATGGCCCCGCAATGTAGATGACCTTCACTGTTTCCCCCTTTTTAGTCGTGAAATGACGCCAAGAAGATCGGAGGCGACAAGATTGAAAGCAAGAAGAACCGCCGAAATCTGCTCCTGAAAGCCGGATCCTTCTTCTTGGCCGGTCAAGGTCCAGAGCGTGTCAATATCCCGCCGCAGGTCAGAGATCCGGTCCGGAATGCGCTCCAAGAGCTGGTTCAGTTCAGTTTCTTCCATTGCGTCGCCTTCCGTTTCCATATTTGCCCTCTCGGCTTGTCGCGTCAATAGAATCCGGCCTGAGAGCCGAAAGCTGCAAGCACACAGACCATGGCAGCAATGAAAAAAGCCACGGCTTTGACCCAGTCCGGACCGCCGGTATAATCCTCAAACGGACAGCGCATGCCTACGACCTCCTTTCTTCACTAAATGCCAAGAAAGCGGGGGCCGGATCGCTTCGGCCCCCGCCCCGCTGCCCCTGACGTTTAAATGACGTGGCATGGCATCGTAAAGAGAAGTGTCGCCAGGGGCAGTACAAGTCCCAGAAGCACAAACCAACGCATCGATATACCCCCTTTCTTCTTCCTTCCAAGCAAAAACGACGCGGGGCGGCCCCGGAAAGTCAGTTCGCATGGAAATGTGCAAAGCGCTCGTAAGGGGGAGAGAACCAAAAGAAGGGAACACGGAGAGAAAAGGAAGAACCGTGCCGCCCCGCGGACGAGGAAAAAATGGGGAATTAGAACGGAATGCCATCGTTTTCCACCGTAAGCTCCAAACCCATATCTCCGGCCTTTTCTTTCGGTACACGAAGATCTTCCCAGCTTTCGATCCGGAGCTGTGTGCGGACCCAACTGATGGATTCCTTCCCGCGCCGGGAAGCTTCCTCCGAAAGCTTCCGGTACTGATCTTCGGCCGCTTCGCGCCATTTCTTTAGCGATTCTTCCGAGCCGGACCAGGAAAGCTCGTTCTTCTCACCGCGGCTGCATTTACACGGCAAGACAAACTCATAAAGGTGCTTCGTTGCTTTCGGCCAGAGAATCAAGCGTCGCTCGCCGTCCCAGTCTTTTGCCGCAAGCACTGTCATCCAGCCGGTATCTTCACAGTAAGCGCAGGGTCCGGCGGAAGGCGGCGGCCCATCGGCCTTTCTTAATCGCATGTATCCAAGCCGCCGCAACGTTTGCCGCACAGCCCCGTAGCGCGGTTTGCGGTTTGGGGAAACTTCGTAAAGCTTTTCGACTACGCGATCCACCGCCTCATATGGAATTGAACCGACAAGCTGATCCCAAAGAAGTCTTTCTTCCGGCTTGGAGGCGTCAAATGGAAGATCGCCCCAGTTTGCGCGGTACAAACGCCAAAACCGGTCACTTACGGCACTTGCCATTTTTCTTCCTTTCTAAGGCTTCGCGAACTTGCGTCTTTTCCCATGCGAACTGATCGCGCGTTTCCGGAATCCAAAGCTCTTCCGGCGGCCAGTCCGAGAATTCCAGTCCGTTCTCAAGGCAGTATTCAAGCCATTCTTCCCGCGATTTGCAACCGTGAATCTTGGCCAGTTTCCAATTTTCTTCGGTATAAAAACCGTCAAGGCTCCACGGCCACAGCTCCCGCATCCGTTCTACAGTAAGTCCTTGCCCGGTGCCGTTCTTTCGCGCTTCTGCTGCTGCCCGGTTTAGCCAGTTCGTCAAATAGCGCGGGCGGTCTTTTTTGCGCCGAGAAGGGTTGGCTAGCTCCCAAGTATGGGCCTTGCGGATTTGGTCCAAGACGTCAAGCTCGGGAAATGCTTTTTTCCAGGCCGGGTAAAGCTCCGGCCAGCGGCGAAGAAGGTTTTCATCCGTCCGGTAGAGCTCAAGATCTTTCAGTTCCGGTGGAATGGCGGGGACCGCGCCGACGCATCTAGGATGTGCATAGTCTCTAGGACTTTCTTGTTCTATCTTACATTGCACGTTTCTAGAAGCAGATGGGTCTGTTTCTAGGGCTAGCACAGTTCTAGAGACATCCGTACTTCTAGAAGAAGAAGGAGAAGAAATATTATCTTTCTCCTTCTTCTTCTTCTTCTTCTTTCTTTCTTTTGGGGGTATAAGGGGGCTTTTTCTTTCTTTTTTCTTTGACGTTCCGGCCACGGTGCAAAGCCGTGACCGCATCCGTGCTTCTTTTTCACTTTCCTCGACGGCTCTTTTTTCTTCGCCTTCCGGTTGCAAAGCTTCGCATATCGCTGCCCGTACGGACGGGTCCGGAACCTTGGCCAAAGACCGGAAAATACGCTTTCGGAAAGCCGGATCGGCTAAAGACCGTTTCGCAAGCAGCGGCGGAAGCCAAACGCAGTCGATTCCAAACCGTGCCAGTCCGGTGGCTTCCAGCTCTTCCATTGGCTTCTGAAAATCTTCCGCCGTCCAGCCAAGCCGCAGTCCAAGATCTAAGAGCGATTTCAGGACCACGCCACAAGCCAAACGGCCAGGACAACTCGCCAAAGTCCACCAGAGAAGCTTTCCGCGGTCAGAAAGACCTTCAACTAATGCCGAATTCCATACCGTCAGCATAGCACCTCCTTCTTACCGGCTAAATCCGCACGTAAAGCCGCCAAATTTTTGAGAAGACGACCAAAGACGACCCGAAGGCTGTCCGCAAGCCAGATCGCCATATAGCCCAAATATGCGCGTCTGAGAGAACGCTATAAGCTCAGCTCCCTTAAGCAGGCCAAGGAGCGCGGCTCTGAAAGCAGAGCAAGACTTCCGAAACCTGGACCCCATAGCGGCCCGCTGGAGCCACGAGATTGCCCCGTCATTGCGATTTGGTGGTCCTACATGAGGCAAGTATCGCATCCGGATCAAGTCGCGATAGAGCGCAAATATGCGCGCCTGGTGGAAAATCTGGGGAAAACCCCGGCGCAGGGTAGCCGGTTGGACGAGATCGCCTTTCTGACGGGGGCAAAGAAGCCGAAGCTTGCCCGGTAGGCCGTCTCCGGGGCAAAGACCGGCCAAACCGCTCCCTTTTGTGGCCTTCCGGCCTGACCCGTGCGCCGGGGGCCAAATCGCGATAGAGAGCAGATTTGCAGCCTTGCAAGCGCGATTCATTTTTCTCCGTCCGCTGGCCAGACCGTAACCGGAATGACGCCGCGGTCAAGCGGTGCCAATTTTTGGAAAGCTGCGCGAGTCAGGTCAATAACCCGTCCTTTAGCGTAAAGCTGCCGCGCTGGGCCGCGGTCGTTCACCCGGACCTTGACCCGCTTGCCTTCGTGCTCGACCCACAGCCAGGTGCCAAAAGGCCAACCCCACGCAGCGCAGGTAAGCGCTTGGTCGTCCAGCGGTTCGCCGCTTGCCGTAATGCGGCCGCTTTCGTGGGTGGAATACCAAGAAGCGAGGCCCCGAAGATACGGAAGCTTGACCGAAAGAAAGGAGGTCGCCGAAGAAGAGCCGGGGCCTCGCCAGGGTTTCCAAACGGCAATCGTCGCCGCCAAGATCAGGGCCGGAAGCGCCCATACAAGCGCAAGTCCGGTCCAAAGGCGTTTTTCCTGCTTAGTCATCGCCTTCCCCCATTCTTTCGACCTTTATCGTGATCCCACGTCCGTCTTCTTTCTTCGTGACGAGCCAGCCGGGAAGGACGAAGCGGTGGCCTTCTCTGTGGCGGAACTGTTTCTTTACTTCTTGGTCCACCGCTTTGTAGCGGCGGTAGTTTTCTTCCAATGTGGCACGTTCTTCCAGAAGTGCCACCAGTTCGTCGTCGTTCAAGATCTTGATCCCTTCGACGATTTCGTCCGGACGGCAGATTTCCAGAAATGGGCAGCCACCACAGACATCAGGATCCCACTGGATCTTTTCCGGGAGGGTTCCTTCCGCAACGTGCCGGTTGATCCGTTCTGCTTTCTGAAGAAGGCTCTCGGCGTAGTCATAGTCCAAACGCATATTGATCTGCGCCAGGCCGCCGCTTTGCTTGTTTTTGGCAAGAAGAATCGCCCTCTCCGTGTTGTGGCACAGCATATAAATCTGTAGCTGTGCGTTATATTTCCGCAGCCACGGCTTGCGCTCAAAAGCACGGGCAACTTCTTCCCATTCATAGACGCCGGGACCTTCTTTCGCGATCGAATCCCAGATAAACGGACTCATGGATTTGATCTCAAGCGGAATACGCTCAACTTTGCCGCCGTTTCGGTGAACGATCAGGCCATCAATGTGGCCCGTTATCTGGAATTCCGGCCAGCTTAGCGCAACTTGCTGCTCGATGACCTCGATTCCGGCCTCGTCAAGAAGCCGTAGCACTTCTTTTTCTTGCAGGCGGCCTTCGCGGAAGACAAGCTCCAGGCCTACGTCGTGAAGCGCTGCTTCTTGCCAATGCGTACGCCAGTACACAAGCCGTCTTTCGCAGTCATCGCCGAGCAGCGAAGCACGGTTCGAATTGACCGGCCAGCGCTTGATTTCTTTTTCCACCGTGGCATATACACGGCCGACGATGTCGATATCGCCTTCAATCTTCGGCTGGCGTGTCGTTGCCATTTTCGCCTCCATTCTCTCCTGCAGTGGCCAGTTCGGTCTTGGCTTTGAGCCAAGTCTGGTAGTCCGCTTTGACCGTCTCGTAGATCGCCGCTACTTCGGCGTCGGTCAGATCGCGCACAGAGCGCTTTCCGCAATAGCCCTGCAGAGCGTCTTGCGCTGCCGAGACGTCGCCACCGGCCATCTGGATGAGCCATTCGCCGATTTCGCGCTTTGCGGCAGTAAGCGAACCGGCACCGCCGCGTGCTTTGGCTTTTGCCGAGCGGCCGCGGAACGTGACGGAGGCGACTTTGCCGGGATCTTTCCCGGCGGTCTTCAGGCCGCGTTTCACTTCGTCCCACGTGAAGGAAAGCCCAAGAATCGACCGGACGGCACGTGCTTTGGCTTGCGTGACGGCCTTCTTCCGGGCAAGAAGACGTCTCTGGGCGGGATCCTTGAACGGGATATTTGGGTCTGCCGTCGAGCAAGCGGCATCGCCGGGAACGGCGCGGCCTTGGAATTCAGCAGTGACTTCCACATTGTAGATCACGAAAGGTCCGGTCTCCGGATCCGTGTCCCGCTCCGTGGTGATCTTCAGATCTCGGAACGAGACTCCGAAGATTTCGGCGAACTTCATGCAGCCTTTTTCGGTGAGATAGGGTTTGCCGCCGAAATCGACCCAATCGTCCGGCGATGTGTACCCGATCGCGAGCTGCTTGAGCTGGGACAGGATCTTGACTTTTGCTTCTGCGGCGACGATGACCTGCTCATCCCATACAACGGCCGTTGGGCCGGTCGGAGACACCGCAGGCGGCTGCGCCGGTTGTATCCCGGTCTCTGGGATGGATTCCGGGACATGTGTATCAGCTGGTGAGGCATGTGTGTCGCGCTTTGCGACTTCTTTTGGTTCCGCTTTCTTTTTGCGCGGCATGGCGAACCTCCTTTCTTTTTCTTTTGCACCGCGTCCGCTGGAAGAATCGGACAGAAGCGCGGTAATTGCAAGGAAATTTAGCGGAAATTGTTGGTGAAATTTTTGTAAGAATGCGTAAGTAACGCAGCAGTGCGGACTTACGGAGCGGAAAAATCCGAAAAAAGTCTTGACTTTTACTTCGTTTTGCCGAATAATATGGGTGGAAGCTGAAAGAAAGGAGGCAAGAATGAGCAAAGCAATGAAAGTCGTGTTGGCCTGGGCAAACGGGATGGGCCGTGGCAAGTGGACCTATGAAGAGGGGCAGCTTATTAGGGAAGAGAACGGCAAGAAGCTTTGGGTGCCAATGGAAGAAAAAGAAGCGATTGCCTTCTTGGACGGCTGGATCTACGGCGTTATGGAGGTCGAAACACAGAAAGGAGGTCGCAATGAGTAAGCTTCGTATAGCCGACAAAATTCACGCCCTCAAGGGGCGGGACCTCCCGCCCCTTGGGGCCTTCAAATCGATCCTTGAGATTCTCCCGGTTTCGGTCCGGGGGGACCTTTTTTACAGTTATTGGCTCCTCGGCGGGCCCGGCATGGAAGGCTGGGCCCAGGACTTCTGGTTGGGCCTTCTTGAGAAGGCCATCGTCCGGGCCCACCTGGGGACCCGGCGTCGTCCGGGCCGCCCCCGGAAAGGGGGTCGGCGATGAGACTCGCCGACTTTCTTTCCCTTATCCAGATCCGCCGCATTACGGCGGCGGACTATTGGGACCTTCCGGCGGAAGAAGAAACCTTCCGCCGGGTAATTCTTGGCCCGGATACGGGCCAAATGATCGCGGCGGGGCGGTCGGGAATTCTTTGGACGCCGCCCCGGGTAGCAGACCACCTCCCAGAGTCCCCTTTTGAAGTCCGGTTCCAGATTTCGCAAGGGGATTTTTTGGACGTCGCCGAGGATTTCCCCGTTTACGGCCGGATCGTGCACCTTAACAAGCTCGCGGTGCACGAAGATTGGCGGCGGCTTTCTCCCGAAGAGGCGATTTACTTCGGCGAGGGGGAATTCTCTGAGGTCCACGAAGTTGATTGGGACACGACCTACGTGGACTTTTACCGGCCGGAAGTTCTTCTTGAGCTACCGGTCGAAATCGAAGCTGCCTTCCGCGAGATCGAAAATTTCGTTGCTTGCGCGGAGGACGACGGCTATTTCGAAGAGGTTGTAGGTGCACAAAATTTTGAAGAAGTGCACCGGTATCTTATTCGCAACTACCTTTGGGATCCGGAAGGTGAAATTTGGAAGGAAGAAAGGAGGTCACGCTATGTTTTTTGAAGAGCTTATCGGCGGGTACGTTCTTTCCACCAAAGATCCCGCGAAAGCGGTCGAAATGCTTTCGCGCGAAGGGTTTATTTCTTCCCTGGATTACCGGGATTTTGTGCTTGCCCGGGACGACGGCGGGCAACTTTATTTCCTACCGCGGCGATCTGCGGAAGAGCAACACTTCGAAATTGCTTAGGAAGGGGGTTGGCAATGCGAACTTACCAGGTTTGTTGGTCGGACAAACGTCGTCCACGTGGTCGCTATCCGGCGCTTTATTTTGTGCGGGACGGGCAAATTGTTGCTTTTTCGGGAGAAAAATTGCCGGGCATCTGTCGCCTTCTGCGGGCGGTCTACAAGAAGGCCGGAATATGGTCCGGCACGGATTACGAGATGGAAGTAGCGGGGGATTGGACGGCCGTAGAGGTGATCGACCCATGGGAAGGAATTCGGGCAATTCAAACTTGGGCCGATTTTGTAAAGCAAGCTACCGCCATTTTGGGCGGCCCAGAAATTAGCGAAGAGGCGCTTCGGGAGGTCATTAGGCGGCACGCAAAAGGGCGTTCCGCTTGGGAAGAAGCTATCCAAAGGGCCGAAGAAAACGAAACGCTATGAAAGAAAGGAGGTCAGAATGTTCGTTTATGAATCGGGACGTCGGCTTGCGAAGACCATCGTGAACTGGGCCAAGCGTGAAGAGCGGTCGGAACTTGATTGGTACGTTCCGACCGATGACTTTGTCGCGCCCGGCAGCAGTCCGTTCACGGCCGGAACGGCCGCCGAAAAGTTCCTTTACGGCCTTTTCGATGGCCTGGACGACTACATGCCGAAGGGCTGGGACTGGCGCTGGGAGTGGGCTGATAGCACGGAGGGTTTCGTCGTGATCCGAAAGGGGGCGCAATGACGTTCTTTCGGCCAATTCTTGAGGGGGACCGGTTTGTCCCCGGTCCCCCGCTTTCGACAGAAGAAGTGCAGAACCTCGGAAAAGTAATGTGTGTCACGGTCACGCCAGAAGGTATCCAAGTATGGTTCGAAAAGAATGGGAAAGTACGGTGGGTTTTCTTAGAAGAAAGGAGGTCGAAATGAAGCGGAAAGAGCTTTTAGACACAATCAATCTTATCGCCCAACGGCGCAAGTGGCGGGGCAAGTTCTCGATTGGAACAATCCAAAACAGCGGCAAAGAGGAGCTGTTCTGGAAGGAGGCCGGTGATCTTATCCCGGCCGGAACCGCAATAGAGCCAGAGAAATTTGACCTGTGGCTCGAGGGTTTTATGGAGGGTCTGCGGTTTTTCTGGAATAAGCAGCGGGAAAGTGAATGGTAAGAAGGAGGTCAAAATGAACCCAATCCGGCAGAGAATCGACAATCTATTTGGACTCGTCCGGCAGTTCAAAGACGGGCTCCATGATTTGCGGGAGCTTGTCGGGGACAGCGGATCCGTACCCGAAGAATGGCGTACAGTTGCCCATGAAGCTTGGGATAGCGCCTGGAATAAATGGAGCGATATAGAGCTCCAGATTCAATATCTGCTTCAAGCGCTGTCCGACCTGGCCCATGTGAAAGAGTTCTTGGAAGAGAGAAGCGAGAAAGGAGAACAGAATGAATAAGCTGCAAAAAGCGCTCGTAATTCAGACAATCCTGGAAGAGCTCGGTCCGGACCCGGTTCCAGAAGGGCCGTTATATGCGATTTTTATGCAATTCGGCGGGACATTGGAAGAATGGAACGCAACAGTCCATACGCTGGCCGATCTTGGCCTTATAAGGCGGCTTCCAGGGCCGCAGCTTGCGGCAACGGAAAGGCTTAGCAAATGGCAGGAAGGGGGGAGCCAACTGCGATGGTGAAGGCGAAAAAGATAGATGGCCTTATCTTCCGGCGGATGGACGATTGGTACTATCTTTGCCGATCGAGAGACCGTACCTATACGCTTTCCGGCGTTCCAAGTCATTGGCTTGGCGGCGATCCTTTGGAATCAACCTGGCATTGCAATTGTCCCGCCGGGACTTACGGCCGTGAATGCAAGCACTTGCGAGCGCTCAAGAAGCTCTTCGAAGCCGAGGCTGTACTGGAAGAAGAACTTTCATGCGCATGGCCGGAAGACCGCGACTGGATCGAAAAGAAGTTCTGGGATGCCAACTGGGATCCGGCTTGGGATGTGCCGCTGGATACTTCTTGGCGGGAAAAGACCTATCAGAAGTTCACCAGGGAAATGGAAAAGAAAGGCTGGTGGTAGAAAGGAGGTCGTAATGGCGGATGTGAAGAAAATCGCGAAGCTTGCACGTGAATTGGCCACATTGTGGAATCAGCTTTGCGAAAAGAACGGGGTGGAAGACTATGAACTAAACATAACACCGGGCGGAATTATCTGGCTGACGAACCTTGCAAGGAAAGAATTTCCAATCGTCGGTATTCCGCCGGATTGTCCAGACTTGGCGGAAGAGATAGAAAAAATGGCGAAAGTTGAATAAGGGGGGGCTATGAATTTGATTACAACGCGGGATGTCGCGCAGATTTTGCGGTGTTCCGAACGGTGGGTCCAGAAGCTTTGTAAATCGCGCGCGCTTCCGGCCATAAAAGTTGCGGGGCATTGGTGGCTAAAATACGATGAGGACGCCTTGCGGCGGGTTCTTCTACGCCGAAGGCGGAAATGAAAGCCGCGGTGAACCTGTCTATCGGCAGGCGCGGGGCGTGACGGTTCGGGGTTGCGCCCCGCTTTTTTTATAGCTAAGATAAGGAGGAACCATGGCCGAAAAACTGAAACTTCTCACGGCAAAAGACATCGCTAAACGTCTAAAAGTTACCGAGCGTTGGATTGAAAAGGCATGTCAGACCGGACGCCTTCCCGCAACAAAAGTGGGGGGTATCTGGATCGTGCTCCCCGAAGCGTACAATGAGTGGAAAAAGAAAAGACGGCGCAAAGCTCGAAATCCGAAAGCTCCCCATTAATAAGATTGCCCCGGCACCGTATAACCCACGTGAAATCTCAGATAAGGCGCTGGAAGGCCTTACGGCTTCAATCCGCGAGTTCGGCCTTGTCGAGCCTTTGGTCTGGAACAAGCGCACTAAACGTCTTGTTGCAGGCCACCAACGCCTAAAAGCCCTTCAAAAGCTTGGTGCAACCGAAGCAGAGGTCGTCGTCGTCGATCTGCCGGAAAGCCGCGAAAAGGCGCTGAATGTCGCGTTAAACTCCCGGGCGATTCAAGGGGAATGGACCGCGGATATCGAAGCGATTCTTGCAGAGCTGAAGACCGAAGAACCGGAATTAAGCGGGGAGCTGCTTTTTGACGAGCTGTGGGATCAAGAGATAAAGCAGCTGTTAAAGAAGCTCAGGTTGGCCGACGAGCTAAAGGCTACAAACGCCCAATTAGCGAGCCTCGGAGAGCTGCCGCCGGAAGAAATGCCGAAAGGCTGGACGATTGCGGAAGTACCTAACAATAAAGGGGTGCAACTGGGTGATGTGTGGCAGTTAGGGCAACACAAGCTCGAATGCCGAGATTCACTGCGTGCGATGCCCCCACCGGGTGCGACGTGGTGGTTCGTGGATCCTCCTTGGCGCGTAGCTATAAATGAAGCCAAACGAAAGGTAAGCGCCAAGATCTGGAAGCAGTTTAGTGGATGGGACGAAGTAGAAGAACAGAGCTTTGCAGGGCTTCTAAAGTTAGCAGCTAAAAGCGGAATTATGATCGCATTGTGGTCCCCCGTCATGCAGCTGTGGCGCTTAGCGCCTATCCTTATTCGCGAGCTAAAATATGCGGCAGAACTAATATGGGTGAAGCCCAAAACGGTAGTAGCGAGAGCCCGGATTTTTAGGAGCCAAAAAGAACCCTGTCACCTACTCGTGCCAAAGACCCAGCGGATTAGCGGAGTACGACAAAAGGCGAATCTAGTATCAGATGTGATTTATGCAGATTATGACGTAACTCACAAGGACCGCATTCACCCGACTCAGAAGCCGGTATCCGTCTATATTTACCTCTTAGAGGCTTTAACCCGTCCCGGCGACAAGATCTACGATCCTTTCGCCGGAAGCGGATCTTCGCTGATTGCTTGCGAAAGGACATCCCGGATCTGGTACGGATGCGAAATCGTCCCGGAGTTCTGCTCGGCGATTATCGAGCGGTGGGAAAAAGAAACAGGTAAAAAAGCCGAACGAATAAAACCGGGAAGCCACGAATAAAACCGCGGCAGGCCAGCTGTAACTTGAAGGGTACAGCGGTCCCTTATAATGGGATAACGATGGAGGAAGAAAAGAAGCAAGGCAAAAAACCATTTCGTGGCCGCTACAAGACGATCAAAGAAAAAGTCAAGCGCGAATACCTTCTCGGTCAGTGGCGCACAATTAAAGAGCTGTCCCGCAAATTTAACGTCAGATATCTCACCCTTTGGAACTGGATCCGCAAAGAAGGTTGGGAAGAAGAGAGACTTGAGCTAGAACGCCGCGCAAGGGAGAAAGAAAAACCCCTTGAGGATCAAATACGTGAGCATAACAAGCGTTACATGACCCTTTGGAACCATCTTTTGGCGGCAGCATTAGAATATCTGCGCGAGGCACGCGACGCCGGAACCCTAAAACTTTCTGACATCGAGCGCATATCCCGTATAATGACACGCAGTCAGTACTGGCAAAACGTATCGCTGAGCATTGACCCACGGTCACTGCAGAAGAAGGAAAAAGCCGCGGCACGGCAGAAGCGCCCAGATGAGATGACCGATGCCGAACTCAAAGCGGAATTTGAAAGAACTCTGCACGAGCTCCAGGATACGATCCGCGATTTGGAACTACCTCCGCCTGAAGAGGGAGATTCTCCGGCGGCAAGCCAGGGATGACCCCAATGCCTTTATCCAATATGCAATCCAAGCCGAAGACGGAACCTTTCTGAGACAAGCCAAACTTCATCGCGAGATCCAAGATTTTCTTTCCAGGAACAACCGTGCCGTTATCCTCGCCCCACGTTGGCACGGAAAGACAGTCCAAATTCTATCCCGCGCGCTGTGGGAGCTGGGACGTAATCCGAATCTGCGGATCAAGATCTTGTGCTCCGCTGCGGATCTTGCGCGTAAGCGCCTGCTGTGGGTACGGCAGCAGATTGAGCGGAACCGGTGGGTTGCACAAGTCTTCCCAGCTCTATCGCGTGGGATACGTGAATGGACACAACACAGCATTACGATTGAACGCCCAGCAACCCTCGTTGATGCATCGGTAGAAGCTTATGGTATATCCAGTGCGGCGCTTGGCGGACGGTGTGATCTTTTGATCCTTGACGATGTATGCAGCGAAAAGAATTCTTTGGTATCCGCCACAGAGCGTCAGCGTGTCGTGGATACCTTCTTCAACACTTGGCGTAACATGCTCGACGAAGGTGGCCGTATATGGTCCATTTCAACGCCGTGGCACTATGCGGATCTTACGTGGACACTTGCTCGAAGCTCAGAATATGCGACGCTTTTCCGTGGGATACCAAACGATCTTACGCCGCTATGGCCGGAAAAATGGCCACGGGAAGCATTAGAAAAACGCCGCGCAGAAAATCCACTTGCCTTCGCGCGGTCCTTCCACTGCAAACCAATCCAGCGCCAAGATTCGCTTTTCAAGCCGGAATGGTTCCGGTGGTACAAGACGTTTCCACCCGGACTTGACACATATATGGGTGTTGACCCGGCTTTCAGTACGAAAGCGCAGGCGGATTATTCCGCGATCGTCGTTGTCGGAAAGCAAGATCATCGCTTCTATGTTCTTGAAGCCATAGCACGAAGGTTGACATTTCAAGATTTGCTCCACACAATCGCTTCTGTGGCGAAACGCTGGAAAGTAAAACGCATCGGGGTGGAAACCGTACAAGCCCAAAAGGCCATTGCGGACATGCTGAAACGCCACACGGACTATCCCGTCCAAGAAATAAAAACGAGCCGGGATAAATACACACGGATGGCACTGCTTGCGACACATTTTCAAAACGAGCGTATCTGGTTACGGGGAAATGCGGCAGGGGGACCGCACGAATCGCAATTAGAACTGTACGAGCAATTGGTTGACTTTGGCGCTGCCGCACACGATGACCTGTGCGATGCTTTAGACTTTGCGATTCAAGCAGCGTCAACGGCAACCGTAAGGGTGACTTTCGTCTAAAATGGCACTACGCAAACTTATCCCGCGATCGCTCCGGAACTGGTTCCGCCGTTCACTTGCCGGACCATCCCGCTGGTGGTCCGTTGCGCGGTTGGATTTCGAGAAGCATCCCCTTGAACGGCCGTATACGCAGCATGCTTGGATTTATGCTTGCGTTAGGTCGATTGCATCGAATATCGCAAGTGTCCCGTTTAAGCTGTACACAGGTGACACACGGAATCCGCAGCTGATCGAAGAAGGGCCGCTATATAGCATCTTTAACCGGCCAAATCCTCAGTGGTCACGCTACCATCTTTGGGAAGCTACGGTCGTACATTTGGAGCTGACTGGCAATGCGCTTTGGGTTTTAGACCGCGAAAGGCCGAACCAGGTTCCGGCGGAAATCTGGGTCATCCGCAAAGATTTCTTCGAGCCGATCTTCAAGAAAGGCTCCCGTGAACTAATTGGCTGGAACTTCCGCCGGTCAAGTAACGAGACCATACGGCTGGATCCGTGTCAGGTGATCCATTTCAAGCTTTTCAATCCCTATAACGACTTCTGGGGAATCGGTCCGATCGAAGCCGCACGGCTATCCGCGGAGCAAGATTACCTTGCCGCACAATATAATCGTGCATTCTTCGAAAACTCTGCCGATCCAGGCGGCATACTTACCGTCGAAGGTGAACTGACGCCAACACAACGCGAACAGCTCCGCGCACAGTGGGAAAGCCGATACAAAGGGCCAAAGCGCGCCTTCCGGTTAGCTATCCTTGAAGGCGGCATGGATTACAAGCAGCTCTCTGTGTCGCACAAAGATATGCTTTTCATCGAGCAGCGAAAATGGACACGGGATGAGGTTCTTGCCGTTTTCAAGGTCCCTAAGGCGGAGGTCAGCGTCTACGAAGATATCAATTACGCCACTGCGCGGACGGCCGATAAGAACTACTGGGTCAAGACGCTGATCCCGCTAATGAATCTGATCGAAGATACGCTCCGCGCACAATTCTTTTTGCCTTACGACGAAGAACGCACATGGGGCGAATTCGATCTCTCCGTCGTCGAAAGCTTGCAAGAAGACTACGCGCAAAAGATCGATCAAGCCTACAAGCTTTTCCAAATGGGATATCCGGTCAATGCTATCAACGAAAAGCTTGAACTTGGCATGCCAGAAGTACCATGGGGCAATGACGGATACTTACCGATGAATTTGCTTGAAGTCGGGACAGCAAAAGAACCCGAAAAAGCGATCTTGCAGCCGGAGCCGTCGCATATTGAGGTTCTGACGCGCAGCCTTCCGCATACGGAAGAGCAACGGCGGTTTTGGGAAGAATACATTTCCGGCTTTACGCGTTATGAGCAAAAGTTCTCACGGCGGATCCGCACATACTTGATGCGCATGCGCAAATACTTCGAAGAGATCTTCAAGAAAGCCCCGGAGCTCGCGGAAGACCTGCCCTTTGATGCGCTGGATCTTGGCCCGGAATGGGAGCAAGAAATTCAAGCGCTTGCCGATACATTTCTCCGCGAGCTGGCCGAAGCGGAAAAACCACGTATCGAAAAGACCATCCAAAACGCGGGATATATGTTTAGCTTTGATCCCAACCATCCGCAGCTGAGAGCGTTCATCGAGAAGAAGAAGATCAAAATCGTCCGCGTTCCGCAAACTATCCGCGAGCGCGTACGCGAGGCACATATTGCAGCCGTTGAAAAAGGTGAAACTGTGCACGAGCTGGCCAACCGCGTTTATAAGATCATGCAAGATAGCCGCCATCGCTCGCTTCGGATTGCAAGGACGGAAACCGGGCAAGCTACTAATGGGCTTTTATACGAAAGTGAACGTATGGCCGGTGTGAAAAAACATCTCTGGCTTGCAGCGCTGGACGAAGTAACCCGCGAAACACATATCGAGAACATGCAAGCGGGGCCGTGGCCCGTAGGGAAGCCGTTTCCGGCAAACGGTCTTCGATATCCCGGCGACATCGCGGGACCGGCCGGTGAAGTTGTCAATTGCAGGTGCACACTTGTACCGCAACCGTGATGGAAAACTTGACAATCCGCGATGTAGCAGCTTTTATCGGGATATGTGCAGCCTTTGCGAGCGTCGTAGCTGTTTGGATGGAGCTGCGTGTGCGGGTTAAGACTTTGACTGAAAAGACAGATCGCTTAGAGAAGCGCGAAGAAGCGCTTTGGGATGTGCTTCGGAAACTGGAAATAAGCGTAGCGGAAATATCTCAGAAACTTACGGATCTTATTGAGTGGAACAAGAAAAATGGACGCCAAAGAACGTGACGCTGCCGTCTTAGAAGAGAAGAAAATCACGGAGACCTTCGAGTGCGAAGTGCGCTCCGTGGCTGACAAGTCCCGCGTTTTGCGGTTTATCGGGACAACGCCATCCCGCGACAGGTATGGGGATGTCATATCCGTGTCGGGATGGTCGCTAAAAGCATACCGCAAGAATCCGACGGTCCTTTGGAACCACCGGCACGATATCCCGCCCATTGGCCGGACCGTAAAGATTACGAAAGATGGGGACAAGCTGCTCTTTGACGTGGAATTTGCTCCGGCACATGTCCACGAATTGGCCGAGCAAGTATATCAGCTTTGCAAGCTTGGCTTCCTTAAGGCCTGTTCCGTTGGTTTTATCCCGCTAAAGTCAAAACCGCTTGAAGTAGACGAGGAAGAGCTGAAGGCGGCACCGGATCTTAAACCGGGACGGTTATACGAAAAATGCGAGCTGCTTGAGCTCTCGATTGTCTCCGTACCAGCAAACAGGGAGGCTTTGCTTGTGGAAATGGAAAAAGGCCTTGCGGTACCTGAAGAACTGCGGCGTGAAGTAGAAGGCGTTGTCCGGCGGGACATCGTAACGGAGCTGCAGGATTATAACGCCATGGACATGTCGGACAACATGCCCGAAGAGATCGAAACTGAAGAAAAAGGCGCAATCCCATATTCCGTTCATGGTGACGGTCCAAAAGCGCCGGAAAATGCGCCATGGGACGCCGCACGGGAGGTAAAGAAAGCCACCGGGGACGCGAAGCGCCTTCGCAAGATGCACGCATGGTTTCAAACGGGCGAAGATCCAACGCTGCGCCGCAATTACAAGCTGCCCCACCATAAGGGCGATGGTGCACAACCGGTCGTTTGGCGGGGCGTTGCCGCAGCCATGGCCGCACTTCTGGGTGCACGGGGCGGCGTGAAGATCCCCGAAGCCGATAAGAAAGGCGTATACAACCACCTTGCGCGACACTACAAGCAGTTTGACAAAGAACCGCCCGAGCTAAGGGATTACGACGAGGCGGAACTGAAAGAAATCTTCGCCGAAGTGTGGGACGATATTCCGGAAACGCGAGATGCGGGCGACATGGTTCTTGAACGGCCGGGTTGGGACGACAGCCCGGACTATACCGAAATTCGCTACCGTATCCGCGATCCGGAAGACTTTGAGCCGGATTCTTTCCGGCGTATCCCGATCAAGAAGTCCAAGCCGCGGGTCTTTGCCGTTGCCGGGCGTCTCAAAGGGGAAAAAACCATGACGCTGCAAAGCCTGCGGTTTCCAAAGGGCGACGGATGGACACTGGACAAAGCTAAGAAATGGGTTGAAGACCATCCCGATATCGTAAAAGCCATTGGGGCGGAAATGCTGGAAGACGTGTCGGCTAAAGCCGAAAGTGCGGAACCGTCCGGGGAATCGGCGGATACGCGGTCCACCGGAACCGTGCCGGAAGCTAAAACCGATACGGCGGAAAGCAAAAACGTCCCGGAACTAAAACAAGAGATCGAAATGGAGGAGAAAGAAATGGAAAAGCTTCTGGAAAAAATCGACCAGATTTCCGGGAACTTTACCCAGTTGGTTGACAAGATCGCCGAGATTGAAAAGAAGGTGGATGCGGTTCAATCCCGGCAAGAAAGGCTCGTCGGTCCGCCCGATGGAGGGGCAGATTCTGCCGAGCCGAAGAATCGGGAATTCAAACCGCGCAGGAAGTCGCAAGCTGAGATGCCGCCCGAGGACGAGTTTTCCTTTGTGCGGCTTGCGCTTGCGCTGAACAACCGCGACTGGAAGCTGGCCGAATATGAGAAGTACGCCATTGAAGAGACCTCCAAGAAGCGTACGCTTACCTTCGGCACCGGATCCGCAGGTGGCTACTGGGTTGCCGCGGAGTTCCTGCCGGAGCAGTTTATTGAAAACCTGTACGCCAACATCGTCGTCCGGAAAGCCGGAGCGCGTGTCTTAACTTTCAAAGGCGCACCGGCGAAGATCCCGAAAGCTTCCGGCTCTGCGACCGCTTACTGGGTTTCCGAAGGCGGAAGCATTACCGCTTCTGACATGACGGCCGCACAGCTTGAGCTTTCGCCGAAGATTTGCGCCGGGCGGACGTCGATTTCCAACCTGCTTTTGGAAACTTCGGCGGCTGCGGCCGAGCAAATCGTGCGGCAAGACCTCGCTCAGGTCATCGCAGAAGCGGTCGATTTGGCGGCTCTTCGCGGTACCGGAAGCGGTGGACAACCGACTGGGATTGCAAACACAAGCAACATCAATACGGTGACTTTCGGCGATGGAACCAACGGCGGAGCTCTCAGCTTGGACAAGCTGATTGATATGGTTTATGAGGTGGAGAAGGACAATGCGCTGAAGGGCACCCCGGTTTGGATCGTACATCCGCGGACCGTCCGTGACTTGCGGAAGCTAAAGGATAGCCAAAACCGGCCGCTTGTGGATCCGGATCCGACCGCATCTTCGAAGGGGATGCTCTACGGCTTCCCGATCTACACAACAACGCAGATTCCGATCGATCTAACGGTTGGTAGCAATGAGGACTGCACCGAGATATACTTTGGCAACATTGAAGACCTAATCATTGGCGAGTGGGGTACAGTCCGGATCGACGTCAACCCGCAAGGTCCGAGCTGGTCCAATGACGCCGTCGATATCAAGGTGGTCTACTACGTTGATATCGGCGTGCGGCATGCCGAGAGTTTCTGCTTGGCCAATGACGTGACCGTCGTCAGCTAATGCGGCAGGGGCGGGACATGACGGGTAGGATGCTTCGCGCATCCTGCCCGTCTCTGTCCCGCTTTGGTTGCAACGCAATAACAAGGAGGAGTTATGGCCAAGTGGAAAGTCCGCAAAGGTTACGTCTTCTATACCGCTAAGCGGGAAGTTTTAGCCGAAGGGACCGTCTTTGAAGCTTCCGAAGAAGAGGTTGCTGGGCAAAGACACAAACTGGAAGTCGTTCCCGAGCCCAAAGAGCGTGAAATGACCTCGCCGCTGAACCGGTCCATGTCGGCACCTGTCAAGCGCAAGCCAAAGAAGAAGGAACCGGATGAGCCGTGATCCACCTTGCGCGCATTGACCAAGTCAAATCGCTTATCGCTTTTAGCCCGGATGATCCCAGCGTTGACGGGCTTCTTTATGCGCTTATCGAAGAAGTCTCGAAGGCCATGCAGGACTATCTCTGCAGGTGGATCCAGCGGGACACATATACCGAGTACTTCAGCGTGCAATATAACCGGACGATCTATCAGCTCTCGGCATACCCGGTTTCCTCGATCAGTTCCGTGCATAATGCCACGGATTGGGACTGGGATACGGAGTCCGAAGTTGACGATGACTGTTATACAGTCGATACAGAGGCCGGGCTGCTCTATATAGAGCGTTGGACGTTAGTTTCCGGCTACCGTGCACTTCGCGTGATCTACAGCGGCGGGATGGCTGCGGATACGGAAGAACTTATCGCAAGCTATCCCGACCTGTCGATGGCTTGTGCACGGCAAGTCGGCTATCTATGGCAGATGCGTACAAAGCCGGGCGCTGCGTCCGTATCCAGCGGCCAAGGCACCGTATCGCGGAACGTTGACGGCTATTGGCTTCCAGAAGTGAAGCCCGTTCTTGACCGTTACCGCTGCCGGAGGGTGACGGAATGATCGACGTGCGCATGCCGCGGGAAGAGCTGCTAAAGACCCTGGACAAAATGGAAGACGAAATCGTCCGGGAAGCGCCGCTTTCTTTTGGCCGCTGGGCACATTGGGCCTTAGCGCGCTTTAAGGCGGAACGGCTGACAGGCCGTCCGGGGCTGCATCCGCGCACTGGTACGCTCCGGCGCTCATTCCGCTTTGCAGTCAAGGGTAGGCATTTCTGGGATACGTCCGTCGAAATAAAAAGTACAGCGAAATATGCAGCCATCCATGAATTCGGTGGCGAAATTCGCCCAAAGCGAGCGAAGAAGCTTGCCATTCCACTTGCGGATGCCAAGACACAAGCAGGTGTGGCCCGCTGGTCAAGCCCGTTGCGGGTTACACTTGCAGGACTGAACGTGCGGTGCGTCCGCACGCCTTCCGGCGGGCTCTTTCTGGTTTCTTTTGGCGGCCACGTCCCTGGAACGGCCAAGAAAGCCGCAAAATGGCTTTTTGTTCTTAGGGACGTCGTCCGCATCCCGGCCCGGATGGGACTTAGGGACAGCCTCCAGAAGAACCTTGGCCGGTTAGTTGCAAGACTCTCTAGGCGGTTCCAGGAGATTTTCCGCCGTGGCAAATAGCGTAAGAGTCCAGATCTTCGATGCAATTCTTGACGAAGTACGCGCTGTGAAAGAAAGTGCGGGATATGAAAGGACGGTACGCACGGCGGAAAGGCTAATTTATCTTGTGCCGACGATCCGGCAATATGACGCTGTGTTCCTGTACGACCTAGGGGACAGCTACACGACAAGGGTTAGCGATGTCGTAGAATCGCTTTTACGGATCGAGCTAACGCTCTGGGCGCGGGATAGCCGCCATCCAGATTGGGCAGTTGAAGCGCTCTTAGCTGACGTGCATAAAGCGATATGTGCCGATCCGACACATGGTGGATTGGCTCTGGATACGGAAGTTGAAAGCGCGGAGACGATGGTTTCGGAAGAATTCAGCCCCGAAGCCGCCGCGCGGTTAATTGTACGGGTTAAATATCGGCATGCTTATGGCGATCCGTATACTAAGAGATAAGGAGGAAGACCGATGGCGTTGATTAGAAGGAAGCGGCAACTGGCCGCAAAGGTCGAATCGACCAAGGGGACCGCGGAAACGCTTTCCGCAAGCGATGCCGGAATCTTGGTCGAAGACTTGACCTGCGAACCGGACTTCACTTTTGCGGAGCGCAATCCGCTACGGTCTGACCTTTCGACGATGCCGTCTATGGCTGCACGGAAGGTCGCAACGGTAACCTGCCGTGTCGAAGTCAAAGGCTCCGGCACGGCTGATACGCCGCCGTCTTGGGGAGTTCTGCTTAAAGGATGTGGATTCAGAGAGACGATCAATTCCGGCACAAGCGTAGTCTACGAGCCGGACTCCGACGACGACGACACAGACACGCTAACGCTTGGCTTTTACAACGACGGCCGGGCCGTTGTGGTCTATGGTGCCCGCGGAAACGTTTCGCTCGAATGTACCGCAAACGGCGTTTGCTACTTCGTGTTTACATTTACGGGGATCTATCAGGACACGACAGACACGGCAATGCTTAGCGGCATAACGTATGAATCGACCTTGCCACCACAGTTCCGCAGCGCAAACCTGACATTGAACTTTGGCTCGGCATGGAGTTCTGGCGTATTTTCAAGCCTGACACTCGATATGGCTAATGAAGTGGTTCTTCGCGACAATGCCAATGCTTCCAACGGGCTTTCTTACGCGATGATTACGGGGCGGGATCCCGGCGGCACGATTGACTTTGATTCGCCGCTTGTAGCGGATCAGGACTTCTACGGGCTTATGGAAGGCAGCGAAACAGGATCGCTTGCTTTCGACATAGGCTCCGAAAGCGGGAACCACATTTCATTTTCGGCTCCGGCCTTTCAGATCATCGATATCGGGGACGGAGACCGGGACGGAATCAGCGTTGACAACATCACTTACAAGCTTCGGCGAAATAGCGGAGATGATGAGCTGACAATTACGCACCAGTAAGGAGGCTTTATGATTTTGCCATCGGTCAAGGATCGCCGCGAATATATTTTGCAGTCCGAGCGCGAGCTTCCGCCGGAGCTTCAAACGGTTTGGATCTTCCGGCCGCTGACGGTACACCAGAAGCGCGAAATCGAGGATAATATGGGCCTTCAGCTGACCGGCGAAGGTTATAAAGCTGGGACGTTTACTTACAAAGCGCTGAAGTACGGTTTAGCGGGCTGGAAGAATCTGAAGCGGGAAGACGGAAGCGACGTGGCTTTTAAGACTGACGGAGATGGGCTAATCCAAGACGAGCTAATCGGGCAACTGCCGCTGGCTGTCCGAATGGAACTGGCCACGGCAATCTACGACATGAACTTGCTAAGCGAGGTGGACCGAAAAAACTTGCCTTAGCCTTCGCGATAGTCCGTGGAGAATGGAAGTACGATTGCGCCACATGTACCGAGGAGCAAAAACGCCTTCGCGGGTGTCGCGAAGATTCCCCCGATCCGCGATTTTGGACGACCCTTCCCGATGGAACCGTTCTGAAGCGCTGTCCCCTCGCCGTAGTAGACCGAGATGCCCTTCTTGTTTGCCGGTTTGGTGCCTTAGCCCAGACGGGGATATTGCCGGACCCCGGCGGTTGGATGGATCAATCTGCGTCTTTTATGGATGCTCTGAGCTACGTAATGGGCTTGGAGGAGGAAGAGCTAAATGCCCGAGCTGACCGTCACGGTAAGACTAAAAGACCTTCTGACACGCCCTTTTAGGGCGCTGCGGCGGTCCATTGGCCGCGAATCACGGGCCGTGGAGCGCAACCTTCGCGGTATGAACGCGGCCTTTGGTTCGCTTGCTAAGAAGATCAAGCTGGCGGTCGGCGCATATTTAGGCTGGCGGGGGGTTCTTGAAGCTATCCGCTGGACGAAAGCTTTCGCGAATTTGGAAGCTGCGCGCAAGTCCTTTGAAATGATCGGGCGGCAGATCGGCGCTACGGCCGACGCCGTCCATGAATGGGACAAAGCTACACGATACGCAATCGGCCATGCCGGTCTCTTTGCCGCGGCTAATAAGGCGATTGTTGCCGGACTGGTTCGATCACGGGACGAATTCACGCAGCTTGCAAAAGATGCCACCACGTTTGCTTTAGCGCTCGGCAAGCAGGTAGGACCAACCCTCAACGAGATTATTTCCGCGCTTATCACAGCTTTCCCGCGGACATTTCGACAGTATGGCATCACTAATCTTGAGCAGCAATTCAGAGCGGCGGAAGAAAGTCTCGGGCGGGTTCTTACGATTCAAGAGCGCCAGCGGATCATTATGCGGGCGCTGCATGAACAAGCGGAGAAGCTCCGTCAGTCTGGCCTTGGCACGGACGAGACAACGCTTGTCCGGATAGAAAAGATTCAGCGGTACATGGGGGATATTGCCGAAGATCTCGGCATTATCGTGAAAGAGCTTGTCCCGCCGCTTTTGGATATGATACGGGCATTGGAGCCGCTGGTTTTGACGGTTGCAAACCGTATCGCCAAGATAGCAAAGGATCTCGCTTTTGCCTGGGATGTGTGGAAGCTAGAACGAAATCTACGGCGTGCCGAGCAAGAAGGCGCAGTACGAACGGAAGAATTCAACAGGTGGCTGGCGGGTTGGTTTGACAAGATCTTCGGGCCACAAATTTTCCAAGAATACGTCGAAAAATATCCCCGTCCCCGCGAGGTGACCCCAGAGACGGCATGGTATTACAAAAGACGCGGCCTTAAGGTGCCGACTCTGGCAGAGCTCGAACAAAAGTGGCAGGCCAATATGAAGGCCTACTACCGGCAACGGCGGGAGCAGATCTATAAGCAGGCAAAAGACTTATTCGATATTCTGTCCCAGCTTTGGACTACACTGAAGGCGAAAGCCGCGGCATGGTTGCAATCCCGGGCCAAAGCCGGAACTCAAGCCGAAGTGCCGCTAGATTTGGGCGTGATGGAGATTACGGCGCGGCCAGTTAGAGAAGCCCCGCGCTGGCTTTCCGGCGTCCGACAGCACATGCTTCAATGGCGGAAGTTCTTCGACGAGTTTGGCGAAGGTTTCCGGATTTGGGCGGAAGAGTTCGGCGATTTCGCCCGCATGGTGAAAGAGCTCGCAATGGATGTCTACCAGTCACTTACCTATACGCTGGGCGATCTTCTTTTCGATGCCTTGATGGGCAAGATGCGATCTTTCAAGGAATATCTCCGCCGGTTTCTGCAAGATATCCTTCGCATGCTTACGCAGTTTCTTGCACAGCGCTTGGTGATCTTCTTCTTCCAGCAGTTGATCGGCGGAGCGCTATATGGTGCGGGATATAAGGGAGCGGCGAAATTCTTTGGCTATACGCCGAGCGGCGGAGGTGCTCCGGCAGGTGGTGGTACGTCCACGACGAGCGTAGCAACGGCACAGGCAGGAGGTGTCTTCCGGCGGCCGACGCTGACTTTGCTCGGTGAAGCCGGTCCGGAAGCCGTCGTTCCGCTTCGCGGCGGGCGGGCCATTCCCGTAGAAATGCGCAAGCCAAGCGCAAGCGTGCAAGTTGTCTTCAACGTGCAGACGATCGATGCGGCGAGTTTCGACGGTTGGCTTGTCAGGCGACAGGATACGATTGCGAAAATTATCCGCAATGCCATGGGCACAGACGGCGCATTAAGGTTGGCCGTAAGGAGCGCATAAAATGGAAAACTTCCCGCTTACGCCGGAATTCAGCTATACGATCAAACCGGAGTTCAGCACGATAATTACGGAATTCGATAGCGGCGTCACGCAGCGCCGTGCGCGCTGGCCATATCCGCGCCTTCGGTGGGCTTTGCTCTGGAAGACGGCTACGGAATCAGAGCGGCAACAGTTGGAAGCATTCTTCCGCGAAAGAAAAGGTGCTGCGGAGCCTTTCTATTACACACCCTCGGTCAAGCATCCCTCACCCCAGAAAGCGCCAACGTTAGGCCAAACGGCAGGTGGTAGCCTGGGCGTGCGAACAATTTATGCCGCCTTCTCATGGGCGGATGACAGCGGCGAGACGCAAATCTCATCGATTGATAGCCTGACGGTTGCTTCTGGCTATCTTCTTACAGTCACAGTTCCGTCTTTTGATCCCGGCGTATCCCGCGCTTGGGTATATTGCGGACCGTCTTCGGAGGTTCTGTACAAGCAGTCAAGTCCGATCACGCAAAGCGGTGGCACGTGGACAGAGCCAACGGACGGTTATAGTACGTCCGGCAGTTCACCGCCGAGCGAGAATACGCTTCAGCCCACGTTTACGGTCCGCTTTGTGGAAGATTCGGTCGAGATCGTAAAACTCAGTCCCGTTCATTACCGGATGTACGTCGAGCTGGAGCAAGTTTTCGGAGCTACGTCATAAATGAAAGCGCTACCGGCAAGCTTAATAATTGAGAAGAACCGGCTATATAGCGACCTGCCATGGGTTGTTTTGCTTGAGGTCCAGATCGACGATTCTTCTTGGGAACGCTGGGCCGTATATCCGGAATCTGTGACTTTTGCCGGTCAAGAATATAGTCCGCTCCCGGCGATCTTTGACACACTTTCCGAAAGCTCCGAAGCAAAAATTGAGGGCGTCCAAGTCCAGGTAGCAAATGCGAACCGAGAAGTTTCAGCCTATCTTGAGAACAACAACATCATCGGCAACAAGGTGGTTCTCAAGATCGTAAGCACGTCCGAGCTTTCGGATGCTAATTCCTGCCTTTCGTTCACGTACCGGATCAATCGTGTACAAGTCACCGATCAAGCAGCAGTTTTTGAGCTTGGCGGCGAGCAGCTTTATGTGCTTCAGCTTCCCAAGCAACGTTTTATCCGTACGCGGTGCCGGTGGCGGTATAAAGATGAGAATTGCGGATATCCCGGAGACAAGTTCAGCAAGACTACACAGCAGACACTGCACTATGGCGATGGGGAAAAGCTAAACGGCTGGTATGTACTTAACAGCGGCAACATTGAGAGCGCGGATATCTCCGTTACATATGAAGGCAAGCTTCAGCTCACGAACAAGGATGATGCCGCTTATATGTGGCACGGGACCACGGCTACGGGGTTTTTTGTATACAAAACCCTTTCTGGCGATACGGCCATAGATACATATTTCTGCCATGAATCGATAGAGCAGTCCGGCCTTGGCGCTGGGATAATGATCCGATCGTCTACGGATGGCAACGACTGGGTGGCGCTTCTCTGGTACAACGACGGCGGAACGGACGAGCTTCTTTGGAAGAATACGGTGGACGGCTCCACGACGGAAGGCACGGCAACTTTTCAGCGTTACGGCCGGATAGCAATTGAAGGCGACACGGTCACGATAGCGAGCAAATCTTCCGGTGGCGATTCATGGTCCACGATTCAGACTCTCACACGGTCCGATCTTTCTGGCGAGAAGCAGATCGGCTTCATAAGCCATACGACTTCGGCTATACCGTCAACTTCGCTTCGGTTTGACTATGCGAACATCGAAGGTGGCCTTGATAGCTGCGACTATACGCTAGACGGCCCTAACGGTTGTCGGGCGCATAAGAATACGTTGAACTTCGGCGGGTTTCCCGCCATTCCATACGGTAGGCTTTATGGAATATAAAGATCTTGTCGGCATTCCATTCAAGTATGGCGGCCGTGACAAGTCCGGAATGGACTGCTGGGGACTTGTCGTGGAAATATACCGCCGCATGGGCATTGAGATAGAAGATTTGGACTACTGCAACAAGATCGCCCTTGGCGACAATCCGGTCTTCGAAGAGCACAAAAGCGAAGATTGGGAACGCGTAATGCCGCCTTTTAAAGAAGGCGACGTCGTTCTTTTCCGGCTTCATGGCGCGCAGTACCCGACACATTGTGGCGTTTACCTAAAAGGCGGCAAGGTTATACATGCCGTGGAACGGCATGGGGTCGTTATAACGCCAATACGGTCACTACTACCAAAGATCGATTCCGTATACAGGCACAAATGCCTTGCATAAAATGGATTGACAATCCTTTAAAGCCGCAGGACGTCCGGACAGAGATCGTTCCGGCCGGGACCCGGCTGCGAGACATTGTGCCTAAGGGCGTCCATCCGGACACATTGTGGATCGTATGGAAGGGAAAACGCTGGAAATCCGGTCCTTTTATAGATACCTTTGTCTTTGCGCCCGAAGATCAGGTCATAATAAGGCGCTTTCCGGCCGGTGCAGAGCTACTCGGATCGATCGTCGTATCCCTGATCGTGTCGTTGATCATGACCGGCATCGGCTTTGCGATTCAAGCTCTGTTACCGCCGATGAAAGTGGAGAACCGCCCGAAATTTGACAGCGATGAAGAATCTCCCATATATGGCTGGGATGGAATCCAGAACACAACCCGGAACGGAACGCCTATCCCAATCATTTATGGCAAGCACAAAGCCGCCGGGCAGATTTTGAGTTCTTTCACGAAAGCCGTTTCGGACGGCAAGTCCGAGCTCTGGATGCTGATCGGCCTTTCGGCCGGGCCGGTCGGCGCTATAAGCGGACAGACTACGGACGTCGATGGCCTAACCGGAGACGATTGCGAAGGTTTGAAGATCAACGGTACGGATGCCAGTGCTTTTGACGGGATAAGCGTTTCTTACCGCATGGGGAACTGGGACCAGGCGATAATTCCGGGTTTTGCAGACCAGATAACGCAAATCGATCAGAACATCGAGCTTTCAGATACGGCCTATACCTACACAACTTCCGGATCTGTCCAAGCCGTTGAGTTGGTTCTGCGTTTTCCGAGTGGACTTTACCAGACTGATGCGCGGGCTAACTTCCTGCCGTACGAAGCCACGTTCCAAGTCCGGTATAAACCCGAAGGTGGTTCTTGGTCTTCGCCGGAAAGCTTCACGGTAAGCGCACAGACACGGTCGCAGTACAACTACAACCACCGGATCGAGCTTCCAGCACCGGCCGCTTACGACATCGAAATCACGAAGACAAGTCCAGCGGATGACCAATGGAAGGTATCGACGGCGTATTTGATCGGCGTAAAGGAGATCAACTATGACGATGTGGCGTATAAAGGTGTTGCGCTTGCCGGGATAAAAGCGATTGCTTCCGCGCAACTACATGGATCTTTGCCGACGGTTACGAACATCGTCTACGGCAAAGAAGTGAAAGTCTACCAGCCTGGCGACGAGTTTGGCGAAGATACGCAACAAGACTTCACCGGTGACGGCAAAAAATACTGGGGCTGGTACAGTGTTAATACGGACAAGGTGGAAAGTGCCTCGTCTCATTCTTATAGCCTGCGCACGCTCAGCGTAGTTCACAAGACGGAAGCCTCAGCTTGGGATACGTCGGATCGGACTGCTCCTTATTTTTACAAGCGCATTTACGGTACGTTTGACTGCCAAGTGAAAGGATCTTGGGTCAGCGATCCGCCGGAGAGTGCAAGGATAGGGCTTCTTGTACAGTCAAGCAGCGATGGAACGCTTTGGGTTTACGTTGCGCTAAAACGGACCGCAAGCGGTTGGGAATACGAATTCGTTGAGGGCAATGGAGATTCGCAGACGACGATCGGAAGCGGATCCGCATCCAGCGACCATTGTTATTTCCGGCTTATGCGCAATAGCAACGGAACAATAACTGGCTATATTGCGACTTCCTCTGACGGGCCGTGGACGAACTGTGGGACGACCAGCGTTACTCTGAGCGATAGTTATCACCACCTCGGGCCTTTCCTTGCGTGCCCGACAGCTCCGAGCTTTACGGTGCGTGCCAACTTTGAATCCTATACGTTTAACGACGAAGAAGCTTACTCCATTGAGACTTCTTCAAATCCGGCCTGGGTTTTGTACGATCTTCTGACCGATACCCATTACGGGATTGGCGACTACATCGAGGCCTCCCAGGTGGATCTCGACTCTTTCCGTTCTTTTGCTACTTACTGCAATGAGCTCGTCAGCAACGGCAAGGGTGACTATCACCGGCGTCACCGGTTTGATGGTGTAGTTGACGCTTCGCGCTCTGCTTGGGAGCAGCTGCTAAGAATTGCGGAGAACGCCCGAGCTATCCTTCTCAAACAAGGCGACAAGATAAAGATCGCTTGGCAAGCGCCGCGGGATCCCGTGCAGCTGTTTGCCGTGTCAAATATCAAAAAGGGATCCTTCGTCATGAGCTACCAGACGCACAAGAACGGACCGAACTTCTGGGAGATACAGTTCTTGAATGCGGAAAACGACTACGAGCAGGATTTTGTTGCCTATGTGGATCCTGAGCTGGAAGCAGGGGAACCTTACCGGCGCAAGACCATACAAAAATACGGAATAACCCGTCCGGCGGAAGCGCTGCGGGAGGCCAAGTTCCTTGCGCTTGCCAATCGGCACGTAACAACTTCGATTGCGTTTGAGACTGGAATTGAAGCGATTCTTTGCGAGCCGAACGATGTCATTCTTGTGCAGCACGACGTCCCGCAGTGGGGCCATGGCGGACGTGTCGAAAGCGCCAGTTCGACGACCATAACCTTGGATCAATATGTCACACTTGAAGAAGGAAAAACGTACCAAGTCACGGTCCGGCATAGCAACGACGAAATTGAGACACGGACTGTGACGAACTCCGCCGGACGGTACAAGACGTTGAACATATCCCCCGCCTGGGACACTACGCCGCAAGCCGGAGATGTTTTCAGCTTTGGCGAGACGAACGTGCTAACGAAACCTTTCCAAGTAAGCCGCATTGAGCGGACCAGTGATCTTGAATGCCGCATTGAAGCTGTGGAATATGTCGAGGACATCTACGATGCGGAGATTGAGCAGATTCCAGAGATTACGTATACGGAGCTTCCAGATCCGCGGCGTATTCCGGACGATGTCAGCAATCTCGTAGCGACGGAGCGCGCACAGCTAAATAAAGACGGTACGGTGGTCAATGTCATAGATGTCACGTTCTCGCTTCCTGCGGATGCGGCGGCAGCGGACATCTTCTGGAAGAAGAGTGATGCTTCCGCCTGGATATATGCCGGGCGGACCCACGATACGAAATTCACGATTGTTGGCGATGTCGCATACGGCCAAACGTACGTGATTGCGGTTGCAAGTGTGGGTCCGTGGGATGCGCGGAAAGAACCGGCGGATTGCCCACAAGCGAGCATTACGATCCAAGGCAAGCAGGAACGGCCACCGGACGTCCAGAACCTCCGAATTAGCCGCGTTGGAGATGTGATCTATCTGCGGTGGGATCCCGTGGACATTGACGATTTGGCCGGGTACGAAATCCGCTACGGTGGTGGTTCGTGGCGTACGGCTACGATATTAGGCTTTGTAGAAACTAAGACGGAATTTATCACGACCAACTTTTCGCCCGGATCTGCCTATTTCTTTGTCAAAGCGCGGAATACCTCCGGGATCTACTCCGAGAATGCTGCTTGGGTTTCATACAACATCCCCGAGCGCATAAACAAGAATATTGTCCTTGAGCGGGACGAGAAGGACGAAGGCTGGGACGGCACCAAGGTGAATATGACCGTGGATGCCAGCGGAAACCTCGTCCTTGACGAAGGTGAGACCGAAGGCAGCTATACGACGCCGGAGATGGATGCCGGAGCTACAGTCCGGAGCCGCACAACATGCCTTGTGCGGGCAACGCAGATAGATCGCAGCCTGACATGGGAAGACGCGACCTTCACTTGGGGCAGCGATACGGCCCAAAATACAAGCTGGGAAGGAAGCCAAGAAGAAAGCCACGTGACCGTGACGATAAAATTTCGGTACGGAGATTCAACGCCGCTGACTGGAGATTGGGAAGACTTCGTTGCTGGCGAGTACACATACCGCTACCTGCAAATGCGCGTTGAAGTTTCCAGCGATTCGACCCAGTACGGCGTTCAGCTTGAGGGCATGAATACGCAGATAGATGTCCCAGACATTTTCTGCAGCGGTGAGAACATCTCGGTTGCTGCATCCGGCACAACTTCGGTGAGCTTTGCGGATTATGGCGAGACGTTTAACGTGACTCCCCAGCTCGTAGTTACTGTGACCGACGGTGCAGCTGGCGATACGGCGCAAGTACTGAATGTGACTACAACGGGCTTTGAGGTGAGGGTGTACGATTGGCAAGGTGTACAAAAGGCCGGTACAATTTCTTTTGTAGCTAGGGGGTACTAAACGATGAGTCAAACTTGGAATATTCCAATAGCGGCAACGGATACGCTTTCGGCCTCACGGCCGAAGATCAACGACGCTTTTGAGGCGCTGCGGACGGCCTTTAGCGGGACATCAGCGCCATCAAGTCCAGTTGCCGGGCAATGGTTTCTGAATACGTCCGAGAACAAACTCTACTTCTACAACGGTACTTCTTGGATCGAGCTTGGTGATGTTACGACGGACCGTTTTGCTCTGTTACCGCGCAGCGGGGGAAGCAGCTTTGCAATGACAGGCGATCTTTATATGGGATCGCACCAGATTAAAGGGCTTGCCGCTCCTACACATGCAGGCGATGCCGTCGCGCTGTCGTATCTACAAGCGAACTATTTGCCTTTGTCCGGCGGCACGATGACGGGCGACATTACAATGGGGGCGAACAACGTGTTGATTGACCATGATCCGACAGCTGATGAGCAAGCTGCCCGGAAAGCTTACGTCGATAGCAAGGTTGCTAAGGCTGGCGATTCCATGTCCGGCAACCTGGATATGGGCGGCAATCTTGTGACAAACTTGGGCACACCTGCCAACGCCGGGGATGCGACGTCTAAAAGCTACGTAGATGGGAAATTTGACGTGACGGCCGGTCACGACCACGATGGGACCGACAGCAAGCGGGTAGAGGGGGCCTACTTAGCAAGCTCTGGGCGTACAAAGTGGGAAACCATATATGCAGACGGATCCGATGGTGCAATGTGGAATGTGCCCTGTGCGACCGTATTTCAAGCATTTACTGGTGGGGACACCTGGAATACTCTCACGACTACCCAGACGACTGTACAAAGCCTTACGATAAGCAATATAAACTCAGAGCTCAGGTTGCTCTTATTTGCAACCGCTGAGGTTAGCATGTCTACGTACGGTGCGGTAACATGTTACGCAACGCTCAGGACCGACTCGGGTGATTTGCTGCCGAACGTCGAGGTTGACTACGTTAATAGGCCCGGGACAAGCGGGACGGCAGCGGATAGAACGTCATTCTGTCTGGTCTATATGGACGTAGCGCCTGGCTCCGGAAGTGTCACCTACTATCTTGATCTTTGGGTCTCAAGCGGGGCAGAAGCGGCTCAATATCGTCGGCCAGCAATCCGGGCGCTGGTTGTAAAGCCGTGAGGAGGTTGACAGTATAGGGCAGAAGGAGTTGACCATGGCAACCACACGACAAACCGCGCTTCTCTATACTTCCGACCACGGGCAAACGCTCCGGCTCTATACGTACGAGCCGGAAATTGCAAGCGCTACGAGCTTCAGTCTTAACCTTAAAAGGCAAAGCGACGGCACGACGGCGACGCTTTCGGGAACCTACGCTGCTGGGATAGATAATTATCCCGTGGATGTCACGATCCCGGACGGTTGGCTTAGCGATAAGGCCGGGCGGTGGGATGGGCATCTTGTGATTACATGGCCCACCGCTGTAATTCACAGCGAGCCCATAACGTTGATTATAGAATCTCCGGTTGTGACATGATCAACCTTGACTGGCTTGAAAAGACTACTGCGCTGATTTCCCGTCCAGCCCACACATATTGGATCGCTGGTCTACTTGCACGGCTTGCGATACTTTCTGATGCCAAGCTTACCGTAGAGGCTGGCATTTATCATGGCTTTACCACGATCATCATGGCTTTGGCGGCCCAAGAAATCGGAGGAATGCATATCGCGCTCGAGGTTCGCGAGGACAGAGCCAGAAGAGTAAGACGAATCATACGACAGCTTAAGCTTTCAGAGCATTGTCGCGTATATACGCAAAGATCTATCGATGCCGTCCCCGAAGAAGCTAAGTACGGAATAGGCATCTTCTTTCATGATTCTGACCATAGCTTGGAGTACGTACGGAGCGAGGTTGGCCTTTACGAACCTTATATCGTCCCGGGTGGGATCTTAGCTATTCATGACACGGTTGCATGGCAAGGGACAGGCGATTTTATCAGGGACTTAGCTCGTGGCGGCGAATGGGACATAGTGGAGCTGTACGGCTCAGAAGGACTGGCTATTTGCCAAAAGCGACATAAACCTAAGAAGCCTGAGGTGACACACAAAAGAAAGTGAGGCAAACATGGCAGAACTTCTCATAAGACTTAAGGACAACACCCATCCCGACCCGATAAAGGATCTCCGCGGCTGCGCAAAGAAGGGCTACGTGATCACGATCAAGCCCGACGGTTGGAAATGGACCGAGAACGAAGGACCGCCCAACTTCAAGGTGATAAAGGTTCCCGGGGTTGATCCCAGTAAGCTGGAGGATCTGCTCAAAATGGACATTTACGACCCGGGGCCGCACTACGTGGCTTTCGCGCAGGAGTTTAACCTACACGCCTTCGGTGCGACGGAAGAGGAGGCCATCAAAAACCTTTCTGTCGTGGCGAACGAAGCCGTAAAGAAATACGCCGACAAGGGCCTTCCTGTGACATACTCCGTGCGGGTCGAGGAAGTACCCCGGCAGCTTACGATTTGCATGCGCAAGAAAAAAATCGATCTTGACCGGCTGCCCTCTGACACGGTTTCGGAGGCAACACTTAGAGAGTACGTCACTGACACCTAATGGCTGCGGAATTTGTATGTACCATCGCGCAATCTGGAGGCGACTATAGCTCGCTCTCTTCTTGGGAAGCAGCTATAGAGTGCGACCTTACCGCCTCGAGTACTCGGGTCTATGGCGGCACGAGGACCGGGACGATAAGCGATGGTGCAAGCGTTACCCTCTATCGCGACGGTGTAAGCCAGGGCGTCACAGCCGAAGTAAAGCACGCGACGGATGACCAGATCCTCCTTGTCTCGGTAAGCGATCCGTCTGCGCCCCAGTCAGGAGACCAGTGGCGGGTCGATTCCAGCAACTACTTCACGATCAGCGATTCCGGCGATTCGGCCGCAGCCGTTGCAGAAATCACCGGCCAATGGACCAGTTCGGATAACGCTGTAAGTCTCGATGGCTGGACGACCGGAGCTGACAACTATATCGAAATCCGCGCGGTAGGCCAGGCACGACATGACGGGAAGTGGAACACAAGTGCGCACCGGATCGTTTCGTCTGACTCATGTGTCAACATCCACGAGCACTACATCCGGGTCCGGCATCTACAAGCTGAATCCACCTATGAATACGCTTCCGGTGCCTGGATAACGAATTCCGGCTGCAATGGCCGAATAGACATAGAAGGTTGCATTTTCCGGTACACAGGCTCAGCCGATCCAAGCCGCGGGGCGATCCAAGAGAGCCGTCCGGACGGCGCAACGGGAACAGTCAGAATTTGGAACAACATCGCCTACGATTTCCGTTTTGCCGTCCTTGCCGGCGACTGGACCGGCTCGATGAGCTATGTCATCTACAACAACACGTTCTGTGATTGCACCTACCGCGGCATTGCCGACAATGGTGGCAGCAGCTACACGACCTGGTACCTGCGCAACAATCTCATCCAGAATTGCTACGTCGATTACATCGGGAGCTTCCAGAACCACTCTACGAATGCGAGCTCTGATGATACATCCCCGGACGGCTCTTCTTGGCAGAACATCGATGCGAGCTTTGTCGATGAGGCCAACGACGATTTCCATCTGACAGAGACGGGCAATTCCGATCTGATCGATACCGGGACGGACCTTTCGTCTGACAGCCAGCTGTCCTTTTCCGACGACATAGACGGCGACTCACGTCCGCAAGGTAGCGGATGGGATGTAGGGGCGGATGAGGTAGTTTCATCTGCGCCAACCCCCACACCGACCCCTACGC